CGCCATACGCTGGACTTCCTGCGGTACATTTTGACACTGTTCCATCGTTGTTCAGCATCAAAACGTATCCTTCGTCATCCAACGCATCGCCACAGATTCGTGACTCTTTCTGTGCGGGTGTTTGCATTTCAGACATGATTACTTCCCTTCCTCAGGTATGTCGAATATCTGATTGAAGGTTTGGTCGCCGAACATTTCTTTGACAGCTGTTGATACAGCTCCCTCTGCTTTCGTCTTTCCGATCTGCAACTGTATCGGTTTCACCGTTCTCTTCAAATTGGCTAGGTATTTTTCTAAGAAGACTTGTTTCGCATCTGGACATTCGATTGACTCAAGGATCTTCTCGTCAAAATCCTTATCAATCTCTTTGACTTCACCGAGCGTCTTACTGAGAGCTTCCGCCTTCTCGGTAGCTCTCTCGTCAGACAATTTCTTAAGACTTGCTTGTACTTCGGCTAACTTCTTCGCCAGTGCAGTCTCATCTTCCTTAGCGGGTCCTGGATATGGGACTTTAACGACGCCTTTCAACGCAGAGATAACCTTACTGATGGTAGCCTCATCAAGGCCAGCAGCCTTCAGTGCGGCCTTGACCTTTTCCCAAAGGTCTTGTGAGGTTTTCTCATCCGTAGCTTGATCATCTTGCATAGCCTTCGGTGCAGCTACTTGGAAGGGTGTAGTCATTGATTTCGCAATCGCAGCAACTATTTTCTTAGCAACAGCTTCCTTGATACCAGATTTATTCAAGCCTTCTTCTAGCCAAGTGAAGAACGATCCGCGTGTAGGTTTAGCAAGATCCTGTTTCTCGGAAAACTCCAAGAAAGGTTTCTCTAAACCCAATTCCTCTTCTTCTTCCTCTAGCTCTTCTTCAAGTTCCTCGTCTTCGTCAGTCACGTTCAACACGCCTTTCATCTTTTTATTTTTTATCCGTGTCTCAAGGGAAACTTCCCGAATGTTAGTGACTCTACATGTTGGACATGCAGGGTCATCTATCAGGACGCCTCCCGTGAGCTTGCCAGACTTGGCATCCTCGACGCCAAGTTTCGGATTGTATTCGGCATATACTTGTGCCTCCATACTTAATCCGATCTTAGGATGTGATTTCAGGTACTCGATAGCAATCGGATCGAAGGTATAACCTCTCACCTTCAACGTGCCACCTTTCTTAAATCCTGTCCAGAATCCTATCGTCGTACCTTTTTCTATTCTCTTAAGCATACTTTTCGGAGAAATCTCATGAGCAAACCGTATTGGCGTACCGATAATTGACGGAGCGATTCTGTGAATGAAATTATCACTGTAATGAGTCGGTACACCATCAAGTCCAATGAAGGTTCCCGGACGTATTAGGTCACCTTCGATTATTAACGCATTACCTAGAGTCTTAAACAACGGTGAAGCTTGAAACCTCGTTGCAACTTCGTGATGCTTCTCCCAATTACCAATGCACATTGCCTGAATCTGTGCAGGCTCTCTCTTCTTCGTACTCTCGCGGTGAACAAAGCGAATGCACCGACTGACGTAAGTATTCCTATCCTCATCTTTTCTCGGTTTTGGCAGCGGCATCACGGAGCCTCCTTTTCCTTACTCGCCACCCAAAGATTCTGTCTGGGATCTCTCTTTGAGAACACCCATAATCCTTTCAGTTGTTTCATGTTGAGTTGAGCTTTCACGAAGAGATTTCCACTTTCCAAGAGTGTTACCATTCCACGGTCTATCGTCTGAATGTAAGCTGGCGTCGCCCTTGAGGGATTCAACTCTGTCCCTGGTTTGAGGTAGAGTGGTGTCGATCCTACTTTCATCCATTTATGATTCCTCTCTTCTCGGAATATACAGCTAGTTGAACTCTCCATGAGGGGATTTTCATGCAAAACGAAAGTAAGTAACGGGCTCGTTTCACTAACCTGTACCCGCAAGTACCAGAATTCTTTCGACGGTCCTCCTCTGATAACAACTTGTCCGCGTTCCCAGTAATATTGGAGGACTGCTGGCACTGTCCTAGTCGTTTTAATATCAGGCGGATCTTCAAGCAACCTATCTGCAATCTTTATCTCTCCCTTTCGAATGGCTGTTACCAGTTCATCTCGTGAAGCGAGTCGTTCACTTATATTTCTTCTGTTCCAGTATTTAAACTTTTCGGGTATGATGTTACGTATACGCGGCGGAAGGGCTGAAACACCAAACGGTGGAACCCACTTCTTTTTAACAGCCCGACGAGTTAAGACATATGGAGTTTGATCTTCAGGCTTCCACAAGAGATAGACAAACTTCGTTCGTGGTTCTTGCTCAATCCACGGATTCGGTAGGTAGTTAACAACCCATCGTCCGTCTATTAGTTTACCTTTGATAAAGAATTCCTTAAAGTAGGGTTTCTGTGCTCCAAACCAAACAGTTGGTCGGTCAACTATACTAAACACACCTTCTTCTTCTACTGTCGCACCGACCTCACCACGAGGCATAACAGCTTCAGTCGTCAACCACGCTCTTGGCTCGGGTTTTTTCAACGAAACTCGAATCTTCCTTCTACCAGGAATATCAGTTTGCGGGACGTTCAATAATTTAAAGTACTTCTTCCACTGTCTTTCAATTGCTTTCGCTTGTGCAACAGTTTCTACATCTTGTGTTAGAGTCCCTTTAATTTGATGGAACAGCGTCATACCTTCAAGTTCTTTTCCAAGCGTACTTCTCACGTGAATCCTAAAATCTAAATGACAAGACTTACCGCGATAATGATTCTGCATGACAGCTTTATGTGCCTCATCATCCATTGGAAAGGCTTGCAACCTCTTAGTCGTCAATATCTCTTTCTCTCGCGCAATCTTTACAGCTTCTTCCGCACTGTCTGGTTGTTTTTGCTCAGGTCGAACGTCAACAAATTTTGGCTCGTATACCGTCACGTATTGAACATCTGTCATCGAATTCCTATAGAAGTTTAACGTATGGAACGATAGCGAGATAATGTCACCTACAGAGACATCCTTTGCTACATTAAAAGTCTTCCCGATGTACATATAGTCCTTGCCTTTTGTAGATAAAATTCTACCTTTCGGTACTTTCCAATCAGCAGGAATGCGTAAGCCTATACGGAGATTAAAAATACCTTTCGTCTTTGTTTCGATTTTCTCTAAGACGATAGCGTGCAGCTCGCCCATTTTCTTCCATTTAACTTGATGACGCGTTAGTCCATCAAGTTCATACTTACTGTTAGCTGTCTTTAAGACTGCACCTTCAGATGCTATGAATCCCGCTAGCTTTATCAATGCTTTCTCAAGTTCTTCCGGACTATTAACGATAACACTCGGTGTTAGATTGAATCCAGGTGTCTTCGGTATCTCATTCGTACTTTGTTGAATATTCACCAGTTTAAGATATCGATATCTCAATTCGTATGGCTTGTCATGTAAGTCGCCTATCGTGCCTTTCAATTCATGATGCTCATATTTCGGATCATTAAAAAACATAACGTCGAAGACATTCGACACGATGGTACTGTCTTCTACCTGTCCCTTACCCATCATATAACCTGACGTAACTTCTCGTGGTTGATGCTTTCCTTTCACCCACATCTCAGTCTCACTGAGGACTGTAACTTCCTTCGGCCATGTTTCTCGAATGATCTTTACTAGAGTCGGAAAGCGTTTGGTGACGTCAATGCCATCATCCGACCGGCCGATTACTGTATTATCAGATTTCATCCATTCAACAATAACACCATCATATTTTTTCTGTCCGTACATTGGAAAGACGTCTTGCTTGAAATAAGAATCGATGGCCACTTGATCAGGGTCTGAGTAATAACCGCGATAACCTTTCAATGGAACAACATAACGTAATGGCTTAACAACATTCTCTCGTAATGACTGACTGGCTTGCTTTCGTGCCAACGTATCTTTGATCGTTTCAACTCTACCCATACGAATTAATCGACGCTCTGTTGATGGAACAAGGACAAGATCGTAGACTGGTACGTGATTTGTGAAAACTCCACCGTATTCACCAATAAATCGCCGTCGCAACCTCTGTGCGAGTTCTGCTGGAAGTGCTCGACTGAGACGAAACATTATTGGCTGATCGCGTTCAGGAATCTCACGGACGTCTAGTTGCATGACGTCAAGATCTCCTTCAGTCTCGCCCCAGTTTGTCAACCCTCCCATGAAGGTTATAAACCCTTTCTTTAGGACGATAGGTTTCTCGAAATATTGCAGTATTTCCTCAAGAGTAACCTTCTTGCCGAGTATCTCACCATAATGATGTACGGGTGCATACGGTGATTCTTTCTCTATCTCTTGTTGAATTTCCGTTGCCTGTTGTAATTCTATGTGGCGAATCCATTCGCTTTCTCCAAGAGGTGACTTATAATCTTTCGGCGGAAGATATAATTCTCTCACGACGAAAGGATAAGCATAAACTTTCTTTACCTCTGGCCACCATTTCACCCATTCTTCCGACGTAATCTGATGCTCGCTGATAAATTTCGTCCTTACAAGCTCAGCATCTTGTGGTTTCACTTGCCGTAAGATTCTTAAAACACCGTAGCATTTCTTTCCTTGGAGAAACAACAGATCTCGATTAATATGTTGACTCGGTGCCTCATTCGCAGAAATAATGAGAGTCTGTAATCCCTCAGCAATTAGGCGAGCATGAGGAGGCTCGAGATAAACTCCCGGTCGACCACGTTGTAGTGAAATCTTTTCTCCTACCATGCAATTGTAGCCATCGTAAGCCTCCCAGATTTTAACACTAAATTCTTTCTCGAGAGCTTCAAATGCTCCACAAACAGCTTGACGGCCTGTCATAGCCCATTTACCATAATGCGTAAAGATAGCTCTCTTAACTTTAGCTCCTTTTAGCCATTTTAACTGCGTACGAATAGATGCATGACCGATGACTTTATTACCTTTTCGTCTGAGAATATCCTGTTCTAGCGTTGCACCATCTCCAATGTAAACATCGACACCGAGAAGAACGTCTTTCTTGCGTATCATCAATACATCAGGAAAGTAGGCTAACTTACGATTGTCTACTTCAAAAATAAAACCACTCGTTGGAGCATTAATCGAATGCAAAACAGGTACTGGTGTGACCTTGATGTCGCCTATCAGAAAAGGTTTTCGCCAGAAGATTTTTCGCCGAAAAGGAAAGTCTTCTTTCTTCAATATCCTATTGGAAAACTTATTGAGATACACCGGTACGTCAAGTCGTCTACCTTTCAATCCGAAAGCATGATCTGGATGTGCATGCGAAATGATAACCGCTGTAATGCCTTCCGGAAAGTTCGTATTTCCTTGACCAAAATCAACGAGGACCTTCTGTGCTTTATGACTAATTACCAATGCTGACGTATTTCTATGCTTAAACGAACTTTCTTCTATATCTCCTCTTGTACCAAGGAACGTGATTATCACGTTCTCACCTCAGGTTTCTTGTTTATCACTACGTGATGTGGGAGTTACAGGTGTCGTAGGTTCCTCTCGTCTCGTAGTATCTCGTAGAAGGTCTAAAAGCGTCTGTGCATATTGGCCTGCTCGTCCGCCTTTCTCTGTCAAACCAACAAGTCGTTTAATCTGGTCGTCAGATAACGGATCCTTTCCAACGATTTCTCTCAACTCATCGAGTGTATGTGTTGCAGTGGCTGCTGCTAATGCCATCGCTCGAATCATTTCAACGCGGAAGATATCTAACACGAGACTTATCTTGATATCTAATTTATCCAACTCAACCTCTTTCTTCTTATGCTTCTTCCGTAATTGTATTTTCAGTAATTCGAGCAATGCTGTCTTAATCTTATACGCACAAAGGTCAGGCAGTAATACAACGTAACTTGCAACGACTAATTCTGAAGCAAACGTACCTTTACCGACTTCATATGCGCCTATGCCTTCTCGAATTGAGCGGTTAATTTGCTCGATAAGCTGATTAGGATCTGAGTATGCAACTCTCTTCGGTTCCGTATAATAAATCTTCGTACCGCGATCTATAACATACCCCTGGTCAACTTTCTTTTTCTTGATGCTATTCGCATAATCTCTCATATAAGTCTTCTTTGCTGTCATTGCAGCTTGAACTTGATCTTCCCAAGTTTCGCCTCGAAACTTTTCTGGTGTGAACATTGACGTATCAATTTCATGAACTTCTCTCGGAACGTTACGATAGCGCCATAGGATATCTGTAATTAAGATTGCTTGCTTCCAGAGAACTCTCGTCTTCAGACAATCTAGCGGACTTTCAGACCAGACACCGAAAGTATACCGATTGTGAATATCATAAATTTCTTCCGCTAAATTATCGAGAGCTACGTGAATTACTCGCTGATTGTCATTCTGCGGAAAAACTTGCTTATTAGCTTCGTCGAATTCATTAAGGATATATTTCTTCGCACCTAAAATCTTTGCACCTATTTCACCTATCTGGTCATCTTTCTCTACGATAGATGTCTTTGAGATTGGTAGCGGTTGAATTTGTGTTATACCATCAGCATCATCAATATGTGCAACCATTATTTCATCGCCATCCCTCAACAGATGTTTTGCTATCGAGAAAAATCTATCACGGAAAAGTAGCGCATTAGCCTCCTTGTTCGCTAATTCCTGTAGTTGTTTTTCCTCATCAGTCCATTGTTCACCTGCTCGTACGATGACACCTTTGTAAGCAAACTGTGTCAGCAAAGCAAGTCTAGTCAATGCATTATTCAATTCAGGATCCATTCGCAAAAATTCTCGGTGTGCTTCATACTTATTGAAATCTTGTCTCGAGATTTCAAGTGCTGAAGCGAGAGCTTGAATAGTTGCTGGCGCACCAATAGTTTGCAGTGCTTTCTTCGTCATCTTTCCGAAGACTCTTTCCAACACATTCTTCTTTCCCGCCATTTAAATCACCCGAAAGTCTTGTGCCGTTGAGAGGAGGTGATCAATTGCTGAAAGAGAAAGGAGTATATTTCTCAAAAGCAATTTCCTTCCCGCACGGCATTTCAAGTTTGTCATTAAATGACCTCCACGATGTGCGGCAGAAATCCTTGAAAGGTCAAGTGATTTTGCACACACCAGTAACCTCTCGTAAGTGCATCCACGACGTCAATCTTTCCACCGCGGATGACACCGATACGACGTGAGTCTAATACTAGCAACTGCTGAAATTCTTCGATAACTGGCTGATAATTACACAATTCAAAAGTCTTCTCATAGAAGGCTTTCTTCGTTTCATCATGCTCTTCCTTTCGTAAAGGTTTGAATAACACCGTTACTCCGAGATTCTTTATCTCTTCGATTGCTTCAACATAAAACCAGGCATCCGTAACGAAGAATCTTACTGGTACGACCTTACAGATTCCTACGAGAAGTTTCCGTACAGCAACTGGATTAAGTTCAATCTTATTCTTCGGTACAAGTTTAGCAAGTCCATCACAAATAGTTTTATCATCTTCACGATGTAGAAGAGCCAGACCGAATGCACATTCGTTAATTGCTGGATCACCCGAGAGAACGTATGACTGCTTTAGGTCGATGAAATTCTTCATCTTGTCGATAGGCAATTGTAGTACATTCAACCTCTGTTCGTTCATATTAATTCTCTCAACATTCGGATAGTAAGACTCCACCGACCGATGAGGTTGAATTCCGTAGTCTCTCCAGAAGGTTGCAGGATCTTTCTCCAGTTCAGCTTGCATCTCAGGTGAATCTAGCGCTTTCGTAGGATTCATATCCCACGTTGTAAATGCTCTCGTCATTGTCTTCGGTTTGTGTTTTCCTCGTCGCACTAGCGTCATAATAATATCATTAATATGAAAAGTCATCGAGATTGCGATAATATGACCGTCAAAACCAAAACGGTTCGTTGACTTACCTAAACGGGAGTATACCGACCAAGCACCTCGTTGAGTCTTCGTCTCATCGTAAGACGTTATCTCATCCATAACAACAGTTTTAACATTCCGACCGAGAAGACTACCTGCTGAAACGGCTCCTCCCGCACAAATCTGAATGTCAGAATGCTTCCTGAAAGTTATCTTATAATCCTTTATCCTTGGTTTATAATCTAAGAAGAACGGAGAAACTATCCTTTCTTTCACCTCGTGAAAGATTGTATCTGCCGCCTGATCGATCGAACGTGCGATAGCATATTGTGTGATGAGACTATGCGATGCAAGACCGTAATCTTTTGCTGGATCGATGCGAGTTAATAAATCAAGCGCATCGTACGCTATAAATAAGGAACCCAAAGCTGACTTTCCTCCACCTTGCCCTCCGACTGCATCAAACTCTTTATAGCCTCCTGTAAAAAATTCTACGAAGATTTCCTCTTGCAGCGGATAAGGTTTAAAATCTCCGATAAAGTATGGCTCATGCAAGAAGAATGCAGGATCTTGCTTTGCTCTAAGGACGAACTCCAATCGCTTCAGGCTGTTCAACTTTCATCAACTCAGGAAGAGCTTTCATCAACCTTCTCGCATCCTCTGGGTTCAAGTTGTTTATCAACCAGTTAGTCAGTTGCATCATCTGTACTTGAAGAACGTTTAACTGAATGAGAGGACTTTGGCCAATCTTACCTTGAAACTCAAGAATATCACGCATCAAACCTCTACACTCCGAGGAGAGCTTCGTCATGGAATTGACCGTAGACGGTGAGTTATCCATCCCGATGATAGTGTTTAGTTTTTCGATAAACTTCGGCATAAGTTCATTCAGGATAGTAACGTAGTCATCCATATCCTCAGCTTTCCGTAACTGTAGGATAACTTCATTATCCTTCGTTTGAATCTGCCAATGATTTGCAAAACATTTCCAAACAGCATCCGCCGGAAGATCAAGTTTCTTTGCTGCCTCGATGTAAGTCATCGTGCCTTTGAAGACTTCCGACATTACGGCTAGCGCACGTGGATGCGAGCAAACTTCACATGGCAACAGTTGTCACCTTGTTTAGAGTGTCCGTTGGTTTATATTTTGTCTGTTCATGTATTTAAAGTTGGCGGTTGTGATGTTACGATGTATTGATGTTGGATTGATAGCAATTCTTTCGCTTAGTGAAGACTGTTAGCACGTTCAGGTCGAGTTTCGACTGGCAAAAGTTGGGACATAGGTCGCTCGTCTGGTATCGTGTGTCTTAAGACACGATTTTTGTTAATTGAGATATAAGACTCATGACTTGCGATATACTGGACGAGGTTTAATCTATCTTACGACTCACGACGTATGATATGTATCTTAAGTGATATGGTGTAATCCGCAACATTTATATAGGATTACGGGGACTATATAACTGAGGATGAATCGAATGCGTGTAGCAAATCTTACGACACAAATGCTCTCGTATCGTATGACTCTATATTCGCGCGGAGGTGAGAATGCATGCCAAAAAGTTTAAAGGAGCTTGCACATGCCAAACGAAATGTGAAGAAGGTTGGAGGCAAGAAAATCGAGTTCGCACCGATAGTTCAAAAGATACTCGAAAGCGGTCTATACTTCACGGTTAGCGAAGTACACACAAGTACAAACCTTGTGGACAAGAAAGTGTCAAGGTTCCGCACGATGAAATTGTTGAATCGTGCAGTTGCAGGTCGAAGATTGACGAGGCTCTACCAAGACGGAAAGTTCTACTACGGAGCACCTGAAAAGTGAGACCGTAGGAGGACATAGTAACACAACAGCTTCCCCTTTTCTTAGTGCCGAACCCCAGCCTAGGTCCCATTGCAGGGTGCGGGTGTGGGCGTGATGCCGACGACAAGGCTGCGGGTTCGTCAAAGCTCAATGGCATATCGCATATCGTACGACTTCAGTCATGAATCTCACGACTCGTAACACCTTACTCGCGTCGCAAGTAACCTTACGTCATATACCCGACAACGTGAACCAGGTTATGTATATTCCAGTCAGCATATGCACGTTTATTTCACATAATCTATTGTCTTGTGAATAATGCATACCTCTATATATTTGGTATACGGATGATGATGATGATTATTATTACCTTCAACCACGTGTAACCACTATAACCTGATCATCATCATAATCATCATCATCAAACCACAAAATATTTATACTCGAACGAGGAAAAGATATCTAAAGACTACAACGAGGTGATCGACACATGACAGAGGAAATTAAACCACAGAATGAGATAACCTGTCCACACTGTGGACATAAATGGGAACCGAGAGTAGAGGATCCAAAGTATTGCCCGATGTGTAAGCGACCGTTAAAGAAGGTGTCTTCGAAAACACAGGTTATTATACAGAAAACTATCGAACAGAAACAAATGGCGATAGTACGATGTGAGAATTATCCTGACTGTCCTCATGTTGCAGTATTCGAAGGACCTGATGGTAAAGCTTATTGCGTGGAATGTTATCGTGAGTATCTTGCAACGTTTCGACAGCCTACTGAGGAAGAACTGTTGCAGACGGCTGTTGAGTAGTGACCGAAAGTTTTAAATAAGTTGAGCGGGTAATAATATCATACGAAAATTTGAACGAGAGGAACACGAAGGTGAAAACGGTATGTACTCCATGAGGACGGTATACAATTGATTCCAGAGACACAACTCGATGTTGAGATTCTCGAACGTTGGGAACGGAAGCGATTTCAAGCGAACGATACGGCAATTATTGTAATGGCAACAGGTGTACGCAGATATCCGCATGGGTTGACGATCATGCTGGTGACGAAATGAAGCAAACGCAAGCAGTAGATAAGAGTGAAGATACAACTCGCAAACGTGTACGAAGCTACACAAACGCCCAGTTGCAAGGGCTATGGGACGCATTACAGTTTGCAATTCGACCGCTAGATGAGGAAGAACAACGATATTTTGATGTACTGTTCGATGAATGTCGTAAAGAGTTGCAACGTAGAGAACTTTATTTAGGTGAATGAACTTGCCGAAGACTATGAAAGAGTTGAAAGGACTAGAGTTTGATAAGACGACTCTTGAGAGAGTAAAGAAAGCACGCGCCAATGCATGGAAGTGGAGAAAGCGACAGGACGAGAAGCAATCGTTTAATAACGACCAGAATAGAGCACAGGAGTTGAATTCAGTTTGACGAATGCATATGAAGAACGCGAACGATATCGTAAAGAACGAGAGCTAGTAATAGAACAATATGACGTACGATATTGGCTAGTGACTAAGAATTTAGCACAAGCGCGGCTCATAAGAGACGAATGCAAAAATAATGGTACGTTGGAAAAGATTGAGAGCCGAAGGTATAATATCGACCGGTATTTTGGTGAGAGAGGAATCAAAGCAGGCGTTGTACTGTATTCTGGAATTAGAGATAACGGAGTAAAGGTTTTCATTTTATCAGCAAGAACCGGCTTAGGCGGACAGGTGATGAGAGTATAGAAGAAGCTAAATGCAATAAGGAGGTGAAAGGATGAAAACTGAAGAAGAAGTAGAACGTTCGCTGAAACGATATTTGGAAAGACTGGAACACTTGCAAAATAAGATTAATTCGGCCCATAATGCCGCACGAAAACTCATCAGAGCAGGAATTGAAGTCGATATGAATTGCGGTGGTTTGGGGCTTCTATTTCGCGGAGGTTCAGAAGAAGCGCGGAAAATATGTAAGGAATTCCGTGTAAAGTTTCGTAAGACTCCCGACCATACAGGTAAGCATATCGATTTCGACGGACAGATGGATGGCGTTGACATTCATCTATATGGACAGCTACCGAAAGGTTGCTCGATAATATATCATACAAAAGTCGTTCCAGAACATGTGGAGAATATACCCGAGATAGTGTGTAAACCGAGGTGAGCGATATGAAATATGAGGAAAGTATTGCGAATATCAATCAGAATGGCAAACAATCCATCTGCTTGTGTTTGAAGTCCGACGTACAGAAGTTTCTTGAGCTACTACAAGACCATGACTTAATTGCAGACACATCGGACTACGACACGTTGTCGCAATTAATTGCAGATTGCATAATGGTTATCGACGGACAGTGTTGTGAGGGAGACTACATGATAACGACAGATGAGAATGTAGAGCATGATTTTGAGGCTTTCGAGAAAACTATCTTAGAACATGAGTGGGAGGGTGTTACTGAATCCCAACTGATGACTGTATGGGAGAAACTTAAACCATTCGTTACGAAACACATAGTTACGTGGGGATAAACATGACGAGAGTAAGAGACCTGTATTTAATACAGGATACTGAGAGAAGTCTGAGAGCAGGACCGAGATTTTACTGGTCGCTCACTAAGCCAGCAGAAGATAGTCCACAGAAGTTAGTTGCAGTCGTCGAGATGAACATCCGACGGATGACTCTTGATGCACCTAGTCCTGAGGTAATCTGGAATATCATATTGGAGATGAGCTGATGGAAGTAGCAATGGAAGATTTGTTTGCTGTCGAGAGGAAATTGAGTCTTGTATTACAGCCTTCGACTGGTATAGAGAAAATACGGTTAGTAAGCGAGGCGAGAGATAACCTACGTCGCTTAATACGGAATGCTGGTTACAAGGGGCAATTCTAATGGTCTTTCCGAAAGGTTGGGATATCGAAGTGCTAAAAACAGACTTAAGTTGCGGACCGATAGTTGAACTCATGATGACAGAACATTGGTCTGCACATAAGGAAATGATGAGGAAGATTAGAGGCAAACCACGACCGAAGGTGAAGAATAATAAAGGTCTAAATTCCATAGAGCGGAGGTGAATTCGTGAGATATTTGGTCATACGAACACCAATTGGAGATATGCTGAAGAAAGAGATTCAGCTGGATGTCTTAGAAAATGTCACGTCGATTAGAGAATTGAAATGGAGACTTGAGGCACTTAGCAGTGATGATAAGCACATAACGGCTGTTTCGGTAGTAGATATCCTATTAGCACTCGGAATCATAGAGTCTGACGAGCTAAAGACTGTTAAGGAGTTCGGAGAAGTATGACGGTCCTAACAGGACGGGAGGTGAGCTCTATTGGACGACTTGCTAAACCAAGCGTTCAACTTCTTCTTCGGCCTGTCGATAGAGACGCAAGCGATACTGGCCATAGGTGTGATATTCCTAGGCTGGTATTTAATAAAGCGTCTGACGACTCCCGCCGACAGAAGATAGAAGGTTTTATCCCTCCTTTGGAGTTCACCTCGATTATAGGTATGGTGAGAACATGAAAACAATCTTCGAGCTATTGTATCGGAAAATTTCGACAGCGAGAGAACACTGCTGCGGAGAAGCACCGAAGAAGAAAAAATACTTGCTTATGGAAGTTGAACGAGCGATAGATTTTGCTCGTGAGGCAGACGTACCGATGGTTATACGAAACAAGCTGTTGGAAGCACGTAGAATCATTGTGCAATCGAAAACATATGTTGAGAGATTGCCAGCAGATAATTTGCTCTGCTCGATACTTAACAATGAGTTAGCAGGATGCGGGTAAAGGACTGAGAGGCTAAAACAT